GGCATGACGGGAGATGCTGGGGGACACACGTTGTACAACAGCCCATAAGAGCAGTTGTCGTAACGTCCAATCAGCGATCTGGTAGATGCGCCGGGCCAGAAGGTTGGCTTCCTTCTCCTTCATGAATCTGAACTGGCAGTCGCGCTGGCTCAGGTCGCTGTACAACGGGAACGGCAGACCGCGGGTGTTCGGCTCGCCCCGCAGCACGTCCAGGGTGGACTCCACTGAGCGATCGACGCAGGCCGGGCCGAAGGGCCGCTCGTTGCCGAACGTCGGGGACTGGACGGGCCACTCCACGACGACCACGTCGTAGATGTCGCCTGCCATGGCCTTGATGATCTCGTCGGTGCCGGGGGGCACGAAGAGCTTCGTCGCGGGCTCGGCCTCTACGGCCAGCCACTCGTACGCGGCCTGCTTGACCGCCTCCCAATCCCAGGGCTGCGGCTCTTCGTCAGGCACGCTTCTTCGCCTTGGGCAGCGTGTCGGCCCGCGGGGCCTTGCCCAAGATGCCCGCCTTGAACAGGAACTCGGCGTAGGTCACGCGCCACCAGTCGGCGTCACGGCCCTCGGTGCGGTCCTGGTAGCCGATCGGGTAGATGTAGCTCGGCTTGCCCCAGCGCTCGCCGGTCCTGGTGTTCCAGCGGTCGTAGCGGAAGGTGCCACAGGATGAGCAGCGTTGGACGATGAGCTTGGAGCCCTCGGCCTCGTTCTCGCCAGTCGTCTCCCAGGCGTGTCGCAACACACGGCAGCGGGCGAAATCGAAGCGGACGTCGTTCATGGTCTTGGGCACGCTCTCTAGGGTACCGAATCCTAAGGGGTCAGATCAACTGCTACCGCTTCCTGCGAATCCGCCCATCGTAGAGCGCCTTGCCACCGAAGCATCCGGTGGCCTTGTTCTCGATGCCGTACTCCAGGCACCTGTCCCTCACCGGGCATGGTCCGCGGTACTGCGGGCCGTCGCCGTTGCAACAGGCGAAGGCCTCCTTGGGAGGCCCCTGGCGGGTGTCGGGGTTGAACTCAGGGACGAACAGGTTGGTGTCCATGCCACGACAGCGGGCGTTGATCATCCACGCAAACGGATCGTCCTTGCGCCTCACGTCGGGGGGCGTCCCTCCTGGGCTCCCTGCTGGAAGAGGGCGTCGAAGTCGGCGGCGCGCTTGCGCAGCTTCGGGTCCACCAAGGGCGACTGCTCCAGCAGGATGCCGACGATGATCCCGACCAGGCGCTCCATCTCGGCGTGCATCACGGCGTCCTGCATGTACTTGTCCACGGACTTGGTGCGGATCAGGATGCCCTCGATCAGCCGGTCGTGCAGCGAGTCCTCCCACAGCGACATGTTCAGTCCCTGCGACGAAGCCGCAGCGTTGATCTCGTTCCAGGAGGGGAGGGTCTTTCCGGCCATGATGCCGGACCCTACACCTGCGTTGTGTCATCACCAACGACCACTGACACTGACGATAGGATACGGAACCATGACCGACGTTGAGCCCAAGTACCCCAGCGGCTTCGCCTGCTTCATCGACTTCGGGGTCAACAACGAGCCCCTGATCAGGTTGATGTTCCAGGGCGACGGTGAGGCCACGGCGGTGGTGCTGACCACCCATGAGGCGGCGGTGATGATGTCGGTCGTGGGCGAGACGATGATGCGCTGCGCCGTGATCACCGAGATGACGACGATGTGGCCCGAGCAGCGCGACAAGATCTTGGAGAACTTGCAGTTCCGCTGGTCTGGTGGAGGGGGTTTGGACGATGGCAGCGCCGATCAAGGTTCGTGACTACGCCGCTGAGTATGCGAGGCGCATGCGCCGCGCCGTGGAGGCCGGGTTCACCGGCTACGGCCAACAGCGCCGGATGCAGCGCTACGGCCCGATGGGGGCGAGCACCCCTGGTGTGCGCCCGGCGAGCACCCGACGCATCCAGGATGCTGTCGGCTATCAGACCGAGGTCGAAGAGGATTGGGAGTCGGCCGTGTTCGACTCGTCCCGAGTCGATCGAGCCCGGTACTCGCCCAGCCGCCGTGAGCTACAGGTGGCCTGGCGCAACGCCCCGAGCGGCCACCCCTACCCGCCGTACATCTACGACGGCGTCGATCCGGCGACGTGGACCAACTTCCGCCTCGCTGGCTCGCCTGGCGGTTATGTCAACACCGACCTGAACCACTTCCCCTACCGCTCAGCGCCTGACGCGATTGGTACCTTCTAGTATGGTTCGGAAGCGATGGACAGTTCGGATGATCAGCCTCGGCCCGGTGTACCTGGCCATCGAGACGAACTGCACGGAGCGAGCCCACGTCAGCCGGGCCTGGATCAGGGAAGTGGACGAGCCGTACCGAACAGGTCACGGCTGGCGATTGCGGCTCGCCCACTTCGCCGTGCAGTGTGGCACCTGCCAAGCGCATCCCGAGGTGGCTTCCGACATCGAAGCCTTTCGCGAGCACGTCTTCATGAAGTGGCTCCCCTACCGAGAGGCGTCGGCCGATGCACCTGATCAAGGACGTGACGAAGGGACTGGCGAGCACGAAGTGCGGCCTGACGAACCAGTCGATGTTCGACGTGACGGTGTGGTGGGGGGAAGTGACGTGCAAGGCGTGCAACCCCTACGAGTGGGTCCCGGACCCGAACATGCCGAACTCCAAGATGCTGGTGCGGGCCGACCTGCTGCCGACGAAGAAGAGCCCGCCGAAGCGGCGTTTGATGCGCGAGCAGCCGCAGCCGCCCGCCAAGCCGCCTTCCAAGCGCAGAATCGTCCGAGTCACTGAATGACGTGCGAATGGTGCGGTGAGGACATCACCCTGGCTGACGAGCCTGCTCGACGGCTCGGGGTGCTGGGTGCTGACGGGGTGCCCCGGCTCGGCTACGTGCACAACGAGTGCCAGCTACGTGAGGCCCTGGGCGGCATCGGCCACCTGATTGCCCATGACTACTGGTGCCTCCAGATGCACGACCCCGACGCCGGGCTGACGTCGCGCCAAAGCGCGAAGCTCGCCGTCAAGTGGTTCGAAGTCGTGGGGCTTCCGACCGAATGAGCAACAACTGGCGGCGCTTCCCCAACATCGGCTTCCGGCGCTCACAGGGTCCCGAATCCTCTGTCAGTGTCAATGCGCGCCTCGCCCGATTGCCAAGCAACGACCTGGCCGACCTGGCCGAGGCGTACCTGGGAACAGCCGGTGCGGACCTGACCCACTCCCGCTACACAGGCAAGGACCTCGGACAGGAGCAGTTCTATCTGGACCGCGCCAAGACAGCCGCTGAGCAGGCCTTCCAGGCCCTGGCGATCCTCCTGGAGCGGGCCGGTGGTGGGCCTGCGAGTTCGTAGGGAATAGAACCCTGGTAAGCTGTTGTTGCGTACTTTCGGTACCTTGTATACGCTGATATCACAACCCACGAACAGGAGACAGGATGGCCAGGACGATCAAGGCGGCGAGCGAGCCCAAGGTGTCCACCGAGGACACCCAGGCGCTTCGCTACGCCGTGACCGCGCTGGAGCAGCGGGTCGAGGCCCTGGAGGCCGAACGACCTGGCCGCAAGGCCAAGCCGCTGGTGGCGCTCCGACAGGACGGCGTCTGCGCCGTCTCCCCCGACATCGACTCGTCCACCTGCCCGGACGCTTCGATCTTCCGCTACCAGCAGGGCTGCCACGGCAACAAGTGCAAGGCCAAGCAGCACGCTGCGTACGAGCGGCGCAAGGCCAACCGGGAGGACACCCCGGTCACCGTGACCAAGCGCAAGCCCGCTGCCAAGAGCGCAGCCCCCAAGACCAACGGCACCGTGAAGAAGACCACGGCGAAGAAGGCACCGGCTGCCAGGAAGAAGCTCGCTACGGTCGGCTGACCCCTTCCGTTCGTGGGTGCGGGAGTTGCTAGAACGACGAACGAGTGATAGGATGTGGTTCCTGATCCTCTCGGCTTCGGTCGGGTGGTGAAGGTTCGGCAACGGCCCCTGCTTCGGCGGGGGCCGCTTGTCGTATACCCTCCCGTGTTATGCGATACGAACTGCTGCCTGATGAAGAGCAGCCCGTCGAGTCGCCGTACGACGAGGACGACGAGCAGCCTGTAGTCGAGGACGAGATCGTCGCTGAGCTTGACGAGGAATCGGCGGCGTTCGTGGATCAGCTATGTATCCGCACGCTGGTGTTCGTGGAAGAGTTCTGCGGCATCCCCTTCTACCCGTACCAGCGCGAGTTCGCCTACCGGATCGTGGAGAGCCTGATCCTCAACGACGCCGAGGAGATCACTGGCCTCCTCAGCCGCCAGTCGGGCAAGACCGAGACGCTGGCCAACACCCTGGCTGGGTGCATGGTCCTGTTCCCCAAGCTGGCCCTGACGTTCACGCTCATGGAGCGCTTCAAGAACGGTCTGTGGGTCGGGTGCTTCGCCCCCACCGAAGAGCAGAGCGAGACACTGCACGGACGCATCGTGGACCGCTTGACCTCCGACCGGGCCATCGAGATCATGCTGGACCCCGAGATTGATGATGCGACAACAGGGCGGGGCAAGCTCATCCGGTTGAAGAACGGTTCCTACGCCCGTCGCCAGACGGCCAACCCGAAGGCCAAGATCGAGGGCAAGAGTTATCACATCATCGTCCTGGACGAGGCCCAGGACGCCGACGATGGCGTGATCCGCAAGTCGATCCACCCGATGCTGTCGGCCTACGCCGGGTCGATCATCAAGATCGGCACCCCTGGCTACGTCAAGGGCGACTTCTACCGGGCCATCCAACTCAACAAGCGTCGGCACCTGGGTGGTGGCGGTCGCAAGCGCAGCCGCAAGAACCACTACGAGTACGACTACAAGATCGTGGCGAAGTACAACCCGTTGTACGCCCGCTCGGTGCAGAAGGAGAAGCAGCGCCTCGGGGAGGACTCCGACGAGTTCCGCATGAGTTATGCAATCCAGTGGCTGCTGGAGCGAGGCCAACTCATCACCGACGACGATCTCGACCGGCTGATGGACCCGTCGATGCCACTGGTGCGCTCCTGGCACCGCAGCCCAGTCGTCGCTGGCATCGACCCGGCGCGCATCAAGGACTCGACGGTGGTCACTGTCTGCTGGGTGGACTGGGAGTTCCCCGACCCCTTCGGGTTGTGTGAACACCGAGTGCTCGACTGGCTGGAGTTGACCAACGTCCCCTGGGAAGAGCAGTACTTCCAGATCCTGAGCTTCCTGGACAACTACGCCGTGACGCTGATCGGCGTGGACGCCACCGGCATGGGCTCGGTCGTGGCTGAACGGCTCCAGGTGCTGCTCGGGCACCGCTGTCAGGTGGTGCCGATGTCCAGCGACCTGGCCACCCAGTCGCGGCGCTGGAAGCGGCTCCAGACGCTGCTCGACCGACGCATGCTGGTCTTCCCCGGCCACTCCAAGGCCCGGCGCACCCGACCGTGGCGGCGCTTCCGTCAGCAGATGGGCGACGCCATCAAGATCTTCAAGCAGGGCCAGCTTCTGGTCGCCGCGCCCAACGAGGCCGAGGCCCACGACGACTACGTGGACTCCCTGGCGCTGGCTGTCGCTGTGTCCGAGGTCGAAGAGCAAGACTCCGTGGAGGTCTTCGAAGCGCCGTTCTACGAGCGGCGTGCCTACCGCTAGGGAGGTGTCATGTACATCGGTGGGGGCGTCGTTCTCATCATCATCATCATCGTGGTGATCCTGCTGATCTTGCGGTGACCGAATCCGGCAGCCGGTTGTCGTAGCATCCCTGGGCAACCACCCAGGGAGGTTCCACCATGTCGTACGGCAGTGACCTGCGCTACGAGACCGAGATCGCCAGCAACCCACGTCGGCGTGGCCCGCTCCGCTTCGAAGAGGGCCTGGCCACCGACACCGACATCCCGTCCAGCTTCCGTCAGGGCGCGTACGGCGACGGCAACGGCGACGGCGGCCGGGGCAACTGGGCCAACTGGACCAAGAGCCCGGAAGAGACGATGCGCGAGCGGGTCCACGCTGGCAGCGCCGCCTGGATCGAGGCCCCCGCCCTGCTCGGTGAGTTCGTCCAGGGTGCCCACGCCGGGCAGAGCAAGCTCGCCTACGAGTACGAGCAGAACTCGGGCGGGCGGCAGGCGCGGCCGAACCGCGCCACGGTCAGCGACTGATCTGACAACAACACCATGCCTGGGTCGACGCCGTCTGCGAAGACCGTCGCCAAGAAGGTCGGCCAGGGAGCGGAACCTGGCCGACCGGCGGTGGTCCCCTACCGCAACCTCACCATGTCCCAGGATGCCTCGCGGGCCGAGGGCTACCGCTTCCTCTGGCAGAAGGTCAAGCCCCAGTCCATGGTCAAGGCACAGGAGATGATGGACCACGCGATGCCCCCTGGGTTGCGGCCCCAGGTGTTGCGCAACGTGTTGGCCAACAAGCACCGCCGAGAGCACTGATGGCACGCAAGCGCGGAGTGGACTACCAGTTCCCGCAGTTGGGCACACCGCTGGTGGCCCGGCAGGTGAAGACACGTGCTGGAGAGCCCCGGACGACGTCGGCAGGCAACCCGCTGGTCGCTCTGGCCAACCAGGCGGTGGACCTGTCCAACCCCCATGCTGTCGCCGCCGCCAAGCGCAACGTCATCCACTCGATCGACACCGCCAGCCCCGAGATGGTCGAGTTCGGCCGCCAGTGGTACCCGAAGGTCCATGAGGCCGTGACCAAGGGCGTGCGCGGCAGGGGCTTCCTCTCGGGCCAGTTCGACAAGCAGATGGCCGGTGCTGGCATCGTCGCAGCGGTCAGTCCGAACATGGACTGGGACAAGAACAACATCGACGCCTTTCGGGAGTTGAAGGGGATCAACGCCCAGGGCTGGAAGAAGATCATGGCGGGTGGTCGCGGGGCCGCTGACGTCTACAAAGGCATGTCGATCTCGGCGGCCCCGCTCGCCAACATCCAGAAGGCCGGGCGGATCATCGCTGGCGAGGACCCGGCGCAGGTGCTGAACTATGCATCAGCGCCGAAGACGCACTCGTTCATGCAGAACATCGCCCACCCGGAGAATGGGCAGTTCGTCACCATCGACGGGCGTGCATTCGATACGTTGAGCAACAGGATGATTCCCTGGGGTTCGGGTCGTGGCATCGGTGGCAGCCAGACAGGGAAGACCCCGCCGAAGCGGTACCTCCAGGCCGCCGACGTGTATCAACACGCTGCCAGCGAGTACGGCATCGACCCCAGCGCAGCGCAGGCCATCTCCTGGTCGAACTTGAAGTACGACATCGAACGCGCTGGTGGCACTCGCAAGCAGGGGCCGAGCCGGATCGGCCAGCCCTACTTCGACCCGCACACAGGTGAGAACGCCTCGCGTGACCCCAGGTACTTCGCTGAGCACCGTGGCCGCATGCGCCAGTTCCTCACGGGGCTGGGGGCTTGATGTACTTGCGACCGGGGATGAGCTTGGGGATCGGCGGGCGTGCGATCTGCGGGATGGCGAACTCGTTGTACCCCTGCTTGGCGAACGCCTCTTCCAGCTTCGGCAGGCACACCACGGCACGGCGGATGTGCAGGCCGATGTCGTCCAGGTTGTTGTCCAACCCGTTGCAGATGTCCCACAGCACCGCAGCGGTAGCCTCGTCCAGTTCGATTGCCATGGCGTCATAAGGTACAGGAACCGAACATGCCCGATCCCACACCCCGAGAGAACGCAGCGGCCATGCATCTCGGCACGCACCTGCACCACCAGGGCGTCACGGCGGATGATCTGCGCGGCATGAGCACTGACGAGGTCAACAAGCACGCCCGAGCGGCGGGCATGGGCCGGGCTCCCTCGTCCACTGTGGTGAGCCACGCCATCGACTACATGGGCAAGCTGGCAGCCCCCAAGCCCGCCGACTACGATCCGTTTGCGGGGTTGTAACAACATGGGAATCGCCTTCTACCCAGCTTCGTACCGTGCCTCGGGCTCGGACCTGACCGTCGCCGTCAGTCCGCTCGGCCTCGTTGAGCTTGCTGACGAAGAGTTCGAAGTCCACGGCCCACGGATGAACCGTTATGCATCCAACTGGGCCTGGTACCTGGGCCACCACTGGATGTATCGGCGTGAACTGGGTGAGCCCCAGTTGACGTTCAACTACGTCAAGGCCCTGTCCGACTTCATCACCGTGTTCATGTTCGGCAAGTCGGTGGAGTTCCACTCGCCCGAGGCCACCAGCGCCATCGTGCCACCGCTGATCAAGCGGGTGTGGGAAGTGGACAACGACAAGCCAGCCGTGCTGTGGGAGATGGGTCAGCTTGGCGGCGTCTCTGGTGACTGCTTCATCAAGATCGCCTACGAAGAGCCCTACCAGGACCCCTCTGGCCAGGTGCACCCTGGGCGCGTCCGCATCCTCCCGCTGAACCCGGCGTTCTGCTTCCCCGAGTTCCACCCCCACGACCGGACTCGCATGATCCGGTTCAAGCTCAAGTACAAGTTTTGGGGCACCGCGCTCGACGGCACACGGCAGGTGTTGACCTACACCGAAGTGTTGACAGAACAAGGCATCCAGGAGTTCATCAACGACGAGTTGATCCGCAACGACCCGAACACCCTGGGCGAAATCCCGATCGTCCACATCCCCAACACATCGGTCGCCAGCAGCCCTTGGGGCCTGTCCGACATCCAGGACATCATCTCGCTGAACCGTGAGTTCAACGAGAAGGCCACCGAGGTCAGCGACATCATCAACTACCACGGCAGCCCGGTGACGGTGATCACCGGGGCCAAGGCCTCCAACCTGGAGAAGGGTCCGAAGAAGGTCTGGTCGATCGGCTCCAAGGACGCCAAGATTCAGAACCTGACGATGGACACCAACTTCGCAGGCATCCTCGGCTACATGGAACTGCTCAAGCAGGCCATGCATGAGATGACCGGTGTCCCCCAGGCGGCGCTAGGTCAGATGCAGCCGATCTCCAACACCAGCGGCACGGCGCTGTCGGTGCAGTACCAGCCGCTGATGAACCGGTACCACTTGAAGCAACTGACGTACTCGCCTGGCTTCGACCGGATCAACGCCCTCATCCTCAAGACTCTGGCGCTCAAGGAGCCGGAGTCGATGTTGTACAACCCGATCCTGGCTGGCATCACGCCGAAGCCGGATCAGTACCTGGTGCTCAACCCGGCCGACCCGCTGACCTACCGCACGACCACGCTGTGGCCCTCGCCGCTGCCCATGGACATCCTCGTCAAGATCAACGAGATCCAGGCGAAGATGGCCCTCGGCCTGGAGTCCAAGCGTGGAGCCCTGCGTGACCTGGGCGAGCAGTTCCCGGACCAGAAGATGCAGGAGATCTTCGAAGAGTTGATGGAGGACACCAAGGAGCAGGGCGCGTTGGACCTGCTCAGGGCACAGATCACGCAGATTCAGATGGCGACGACTGGCATGATGCCCGATGGGACGCCGCTGATGATGGCCGATGGCTCCCCCTCCACCGGCCCCATCGACATGAACTTGGCCAACGAGATGATGGATCGAGCGTTCACCATCCAGCCTCCGCAAACGCTGGATTATGACAACAACTCAGGGGCGTAGTCGTAACACGGTCACCGTGTGTGGCAACATGAACGGCTGACCGGAGAACACGACGAATGAGGTACACAACATGAGCGATGCGCAAGGCATCAGAGTCCCGGCCGAGCCCACCACCACGCCCACCGATGGCGGCGTGGTCCAGAGCGGCAACGGCTTCCTGACGGGAGCGGACCCCCGAGCCAACCCCATGACGGCCGCCGAGTGGCAGGCCGCCAACGGCGGCAACGGCCAGGGCTACGTCCAGGGCAACCCCGGCCAGCCGATCCAGCAGGGTCAGCAGCCTGTTACCCAACAGGGGCAGACCTTCACGGCCGAGGACATCGCCCGAGCCCGCCAGGAAGAGAAGGACAAGCTCTACGGGCGCATCGAAGAGATGAGCACGCAGATGCAGACCCTGGTGGCCGATCGCGAGGCCCGTGAGCAGGCCGAACGCGAGCGGCAGGAGGCCCTGGCCGAGCAGGAGCGCAAGGTCCAGGAAGAGGCCTTGGACACCCGCCAGTTGCTGGAACAGCGCCAGCAGGAGTGGGACCAGCGGTTCAGGTCGCTGGAGGAAGAGCGCGACCGGGAGCGCGCCCTGCGAGAGCAGGAGTCGCGGTACAACGCTGTCCAGGAGTACCGTCGCAGCCGCATCGAACAGACGTCCAACTCGATCATGCCCGAGTTGCGCGATCTGGTGCATGGCAACAGCGAGGAAGAGATCGAAGCGAGCATCACAGAGATGCAGAACCGCACGGAGGCTATCATGGCCTCGGTGCAGGGCGTTGTGTCACAACAGCGCCAGCAATCTCGGGGGGTCGGCATCACCGCCCCTCCGATTGGGCCGATGGAGCAACAGACGAGTTACGAGACGTTGACCCCGGAGCAGATCCGGGCGATGGACATGCCGACGTACGCCAAGTACAGGGAAAGGCTCATGCAAGCGGGGCGTCAGCAGCAACAGCGCTGATGTTCTGACAACTCCATCCACCATCGGCTCAACAAGGGAGATCACCCATGCCGGTAGACATCAAGGTTTGGCCGGGCAACTCGGCCATCACGGGCACCCCACAGGTTGCCGGTGGTGCTGACAACTCGGCCTACATCAGCGAGGTGGGTTACAACAACACCCTCGCAGCGGGCTCGCCCGCGGGCACCGGCTACACCGGAGCGGTCACGACCGGTTCGTCCATGCTCGGCCCGGCCATCCAGACCATCTGGTCCAAGGAGATCCTGTTCCAGGCGATGCCGAACCTGCGTTTCGAGCAGTTCGCCGTGAAGAAGACCGAGTTGGGCGTGATGCCCGGCCTCCAGGTCAACTTCATGCGTTACAACAACCTGCCGATCCCGGCCGGTCCGCTGGTCGATGGTGTGCGCATGCGCACCTACGGCCTCTCGGCGCAGCAGTACCAGATCAAGGTGGCCGAGCACGGCTTCGCCGTGGCGGTGAGCGAACTCCTGCTCAACGCCTCGTTCGATGACATCATGGCCTCGGCCTCCCGACTGCTCGGGCGCAACATGGCCATGTACATCGACTCCCAGGCCCGCACCACGCTCCAGCGCGGCGCTTCGGTGGCCTACGGCTACTCGCCGCCCACCGACCTGACCGCGGGCTACGGCATCTACAACGGCGGCACGGCGGGCACGTCGGCCACCGTGACGGACA